CGGAAAGGCTCAAAACCAGACCGTAGTCTTTACATTAGAGTCAAGATGACGGGCCCAGTGGCGCGAAAGCGCCAATTGGTTGCCCTGATGCCTAGTGTAATGAACTTGGTCGACATAGATCTAAACGCGCCAGTACTCGTACCTTTCACTCCCGATAGAGGTGATATAGGGAACCAGATCATGGGTACGATAGTAAGATTCGGTAGAGAGAAACCCCCCGGCGAAAAGGTTGAGCTGAGGCGTTTTTCCGAGTTTAGCAAGAAGGTAATTCTGGCCAATTTTGATCCACTATTGCCCAGCGAGTTGTGTTCGTATAAGGAGTGGGAAGAACACACCCCTTACACTAGAGCACGCAAAGATTACTTGCGCAAACGACGTGAGGAATTGCTCGAGATGCTTGGCATGACGAAGACAAAGAGCATGGTCAAAGACGAGGGTTACGAAAAGCCAAAAGCCCCCCGCGTGATCAACAATGTAGAAGATGCCTCCAAATCAGTACTAGGGCCTATAGCTCATAGCATTGAAAGGAAGATATTCAAACTACGTTGGTTTGTCAAAGGCTCGAATCCGCGCGATTGGCCGCGCAGGCTGAAAAACCTGTTCGGAGATTGCAAAATCTTTGAGACCGACTTCGCGTCTTTCGAATGCCATCACGTCGGAGAATTCGCAAAAATTCTCCACTTTTTCTTCATGCATATGTTGCGCGGATGTGGATTGAGAAACTCGGAAAAGCGATTGATCAGTCGTTTGGTCCTTGGGACCAATGACTGTTCCTTCGACAAAGTCAAGGTGAAAATTATAGGGAAGTTGATGAGTGGCATCATGTGGACGTCGCTGGCAAACGGCGTGATGAACTTCCTCATAATGTCGTACCTTTCGTGGAAAGCCACAGGTTGCGTGGCTAGACCGGAAGATGTAGATGACTATTTCACTGGATTGGTCGAAGGCGACGACGGTATATGTATTGATCGTGGGGTTGATGATCGAGACATCGAGAGATTGGGGTTGCTCCTCACCTATGAGAGGCGGCCTCACTTTTCGCAGGCAAAATTCTGCGGCATAACGTGTGACCGAGATGGTCAGACTGTTGTAACAGATCCTGTGAAAGTTCTCCGAAACTTCTTTTTTCTCCCCGCGAAGTATTCCAAAGCCAAGCCAAGCTTGCATGCGACACTGTTGAGAGCAAAAGCAATGTCGTACAAAGTGAATTTCAACAATGTACCGATCGTGGGTGAGTTGTGTCACGCAGTTTGCGACAAAACTCGTGGA